ATCGACAATGAACAATCAGTGGGAACGAATGTGTGGGGTCCAGATTGGGGCAAGACAGCCCGAAAACTGCGTAAGATGGGGAGAAAAGTCTTCGCAGGCGACTTCAAGGAGTTTGATGGTCGTTTAAACACAATGGTAATGGAACGCTTCGTGGAATGTGTGAACCGTTATTACAACGATGGTGAGGAGAATGCTCGCATTCGCCGCGTCCTCGCTCTCGACATTTGGAATAGTGTTCATCTTTGTGATGATATCTATTATTCAATGAATCATTCCCAACCCTCTGGCAACCCTATCACTACCATTCTGAATTCTTACTATAATTCTGTCACGATGCGAATCGTGTACTATATTTGTAGGAAGAAGGCAGGTGTTACCGACTCGACATTTGAAAAAGATGTCTCGATGGTATCATATGGTGATGATAATGAAGTCAACCTTTCGGACGCTATATCTGCATGGTTTAATCAAAATACAGTTACAGATGCTTATGCTGAAATCGGCATGATCTATACTGATGAGATGAAAACTGATGGAGATGTGGCTCCGTACCGAACCCTCGAAGAGACGACTTATCTCAAGAGAACGTTTAGGACTGAAGATGGTATCGTAGATGCCCCTCTTGACCTAAATGTGATCCTTGAGATGACGAATTGGATTCGAGAATCCCCAGATCAAGTCAGCGCATGCCGTGTGAACGTAGAGATGGCCGTAATGGAACTCTCTATGCATCCACGTCATGTTTTTGATAAGTGGGTACCTCTCATTAAGCAGGCTTTTGCCGACGCCACAGAAGAACGTGGTTTCGGTGAGCAGCTTCGTGTTCCTCTTTACGATGAATACCGCCAAATGAGATTTACTGAATATTTTTCATAAATCACTCAGGGACTGAGGTCGATTTGGATACACAACGTTTCCTTTTCGGCTTCAGCCGCTGTAGCCACTTAATCTTTTATTTTATTACTTTATTTAGTTAGTAAGACTGTGCAATAATGCAATCATGCGTTACAGGTTTCTTTTGGTTTCCTGTGACATTCTCCCAAATGGGGCATGTAAGTCA